TGGAAGAACTAATGTTATAGATGCTGACTTCTCATCATTTGATAAAAGTCAGCATGGTTATTTCATGTATCTGGCCCTTAAATTCCTTTTACGTTTTCTGCCTTTTTATACAGATGAAGACAGGATGGCTGTGATTGTCCTTACGAGGATTTGTTTTTCCAGTTTTCATGTATGTGGTGGATCAGTCTACTGGTGGCACGGCTCTATGCCAAGTGGTAGTATTTTCACAACTTTTGTTAATACTCTTATCGACCAGATAGCCGTCATGTCTGCAGTCATTTTTGCTGAGTGTGACGTACATGAGCTATCTAGAACTGATCATGCAGCAGCAGTCAAGGCTGTTGATGATAGATTGGAAACCGTATTTGACGACTACATGGTCATATGTTACGGTGACGATAGCCTGCTCTCCGCTAAAAATGATTGCATGATTACACCAGATGATATATCTCGAGCAATGGCTGGTCTTGGTTTTACATGGACGTGTGCTGCTAAAACAGGCAGCTCAGTAGAGTGGAAAACCATAGAGGATGTTACGTTTTTGAAGAGGGGTTTCTACTTCGATAAGTCAATATCAAGGTGGATTGCACCTTTGCAACTTGATTCTATATTGCAGACTGTATTTTATAAGAACAAGAAGATGAAGCGCTTTGAAGTTGCTGATGCCATTTACCAAACTGCAAAAGAGTTGGCTTTGCATTCTGAAACTGTATTTGATATGTATTTCCCAAAAATTATGGCTGTTCTTAGCAAGTGTTATAAGTATTCGCCTAGTCGCGTTAAGTACTCCCAGATTCGAAGGGAGCTGCTTGATAAAACTTTTTATTATTAAATTTTATATTTGGTGTCGGCAGGGTCTTTGACAACCCGGGGGGAACATTAATGCCGCCACCTATACCTCAATTTTGAGCTACTATTCCAGGGTGAAACTCCCAGGGTACCCCCCACGCAATGTGCTTGACTCAGTACATTGTATGAACTAGAGTTGCTACTTCAACGAACTCTGGTGCTATGCCATCTCATAGCCAATTAGTCGGGTCGATTGACCCGCATATAGAAACGGAAGTGTCCACTGGTCTACATACTAATGCGACCACAACTTTCGTAGATGATAGTTCAGTACCCGTGACTATCATGCCGTTACCGAAGGCACCTAGTGCCTCATTGGGTTTGGCGCCAATTATCGACAAGGGCTTAAAGGCTTTCTTTGAGAGGCCTTTGCAATTGTCACATGTTGATTGGACCAACTCCCATGTATCTAGTGATGTTCTTTACTCTTTTAAACCTGAGGACTAGCTACTTGCTAATACATACTGGGCTGTTAAACTGTTAGGTTATAGATTTTTTAGGGGGACACTAGTCGTTCGTGTAACCCTTAATGCCCAACCATTTCAACAGGGTAGACTCATGGTTCATTGGCTTCCTTTTACCAGTGATCATGGAACTAATTATGTTGCAGCACATAATTATACCCTACGAACGATTTCTACCCAGCCAAACGTTACCCTTGATTGCCGTCAGTCGTCTGCTGAGTTTAAGATTCCCTTTGTCCACCCCAATCGTTGGGTGGACGTAAGGGCAGACTCGCAGGCCAAAATATCAGGGGGGTGGGGTACAGTCTATATTAGAGTATTGTCCCCTCTTGTAAGTGCTAGCTCCACCGATTGTTATGTAACGACGTATGTCTCATTCGAGGATGTAGAATTTGCTGCCCCATTCGTCCCACAAATGTCTGAGACCGTTGGACTCAATGTTGACCAGAGTAAAGGTTTGGCAATGAACAAGTACATAACAACTGTAGCCAATGGGGTCCCTAAATTGGCTTCACTTGTTGCGCAGCCTGCCTGGTGCTCGTTCGCTAAAGCTGCGGTTAAGGCCGCTTTTGGGTTTTCAAAGCCCATCAATGACAAACCCGCTGGCTACGTTGTTCTAAGACCTCATCACAATATGGCGAATTCAGAGGGTGAGTCGACTGCAGAAACGTGTGGACTATTCAATGCTAATGAGGTCAAGGTTTTGCCTGGTTTTGCAGGTACTGATATTGACGAAATGAATTTTAATTATATCAAGGCTATACCTTGGTATTGGCAATCAGCTACTTGGAGTACTGATCAAGCTGTTGACGGCCACATTTGGGATGACACCCTTTTTGGTAATATTGGTATCAAGTCCACGGCTGCTGCGAGTGGTGGTGGAACTGACAATTTCGCTGAGTCTCCACCATTTGCTGCTGTAGCTAGCCTTTTTCAATACTGTCGAGGCGGCCTTAAGTTACATATAAAGGCCGTCAAAACAGATTTCCATTGTGGTAGATTCTGCGTTACCTGGATTCCTGGTGGCACCAATCTACTTACCTGGCCTACGCCGCCTACTTCATCTACATCCCAGTATGGTTATCGTGAGATAATTGATCTGAGAGACTCTGATGAATGGACTATTACGTTACCATATGCGTTGTCCCCGCCTTATTGTAAAGTGTTTGATTCACTTGGACATGTTTACATACAGGTTGTTTCACCGCTTAGGACCACTAGTATAACTGCGCAGTATGTTAAGTTTTTGCTTTACCTCTCTGCAGCAGATGACTTTGAGGTTGCTGTGCCCACTGGTAATAACCTTATGGTTCCTATGGTCCCACAAGGCGGTTTCGACATAGAGCCAGCCGGGGTTGACACATTTGTTTATAGTGATGCTGAACAGTACTGTGTCGGTGAAACTTTTCGTTCTATAAAGCAGCTCTTAACAAGGTACTCCAGGCTCTATAGCGGTCCAAGTGCTACAGATTTTGGAAATCAGACTGCTTTTTATTTCCACCCTTTTGCTGTTGGTGGCGTTACTCGCAACTCTGGTGGCAATCATGAGGGTGCCCTGTTAGGAGACTATTACTCATACTTTGGTACAGCTTATGCTTTATCCAGAGGTGGTGTTAACTTTATAATAACGCAGAGCAATAGCACTAATGTTAGTATCCAGTACGACGATTCTGTTGGTTGGCGACGTCGTTTTGCTGGTGTAACCACTTTACCATATTACTCTGCATATGGCTCAACAGTAACGTCTCCTGACACAGCCAATACGGCAACAAAGAATGTCAATGCCATGGATTTTGCCACAGCAGTTACAGGGGGCCCAACTTGCTCATCGGGCAACCTTGTTAATTTTGTTCAATCCACTAATGGTGTGGAGTTTAAAATACCCCATTACTCGCCTTGCGCATCGAGGATAAATCCGCAAACTTATAATAGTGTTTCAGATGTCTTTGACCTCTATAACCTATTGCCTTACCCAACAGCTCTAGTCCAATATTCTTCTCAAAGTACTGTTACTCTGAAGAAGATGTTTAGAGCGGGTGCAGACGATTGCCAATTTGGTCTTTTCATTGGCTTTCCGCCCACGTATGTGGGCACCTCTTAATGCATGGATATTTATTTGCATTACACTCAAACTAATGGTTTTAGTACTGATCTTAGGAAAATTTTACTTTAGTTTGTTATCGACGTTGATCTAGACGTCCGTTAACCGTTAGTTTGAGACGGTTAACTTCTAGAGAGTCAGCCCTTTGGGGGCTCCTATCAGATCCAGG